ATTAAATATAAGACAGTAAAATATAAACAACCAAATACACATACACTAGAAAAAATTGTAGATGGAGTTAATTTGGAACCATTTCAAAAAGATATTAACCATAATTTTAGTAATAAACAACTTATTATGACAAATAAAGAAGTTAAGACACAATTTATAAAAGAATTATTAACTCCATTTTCTCCATCATCTATTAAGCCAACTTCTAATTTTTATGATTATATTAATTATTTATGGTTAAAAAATACAAAGCTAAGTGAAACACAAAAATATATTACTCAAATTGATAATTTTAGACTAGTTCAGGATAAAGTTTATGAGCAAATTCATGATATTATTTTAGATTATATAAAAAATAATAATAATAAGTTATCCAAAAACTTAAGTAATTATTATAAAACGGTTCTTAACTATAATACAGTAGTTTCAGCCAGAAAATATGCCAAAGATTATACTATTTATGTTGATGAATTACGAAAAGATAAGGCTAATTTATGGAAATTATTAGCTAATGTTAATCATCATGAAATTATTGGTTCATTTGCTCCTTTTTACTGGGCAATTAAACCAGATGAAAAGAATTCAAGTATATTTGAATGTTATTTAGAACCACATGCATTTAATATTCTTGATTTTAGTGTCTATATTGATGATGGAACTAACATAGAATATAAAGAAAAGCACAGAAGAGAATTAAAGAAAGCATATAGAAGAGTTTTTTACTTTATTCTTGGTCCAAATAATATTGATATTGAAAGCATTTATAATATTGAGGTTAAAATGTTTAATGCTCTTTTTTGTAATAGTCAAACTGCTGATCCTGATAGTTTTAATACTTATAATAGAGTTTATAAAGATGAGGCTTTAACAAAATATGGATTTAATTGGACTGAATTTTGTCAAGAATTTGGTTTTACAAAAGAAAATATTCCAAATTATTTTATTTGTAAAAATCTTAATTACTTGAAATGCTGTACTGAGATGTTATTAAATGAATGGAATTCTGAAGAGTGGAGAGCATATTGGCTAGTTATTATTTACAGAAAAATTGTTAGAATAACAAGAGGATCAAAACAAATAATTTTTGACTTTTTTGGTAAATTTCAGAGAGGGGCTAAAGGTATGGTTAATACAAATGCTGCAACTGTTATTTTCTTATCATATCCATTTAATTCATTTATAACAAAAATGTATGTTAAAAAATATTATGATGTTAAAAAGACTGAGTTTATTCGTATTCTAGCTGAAGAACTTAGATTAGTATTTATACGAATTATAAAACGAAACACATGGTTATCTGAAAAAACTAAAAAATATGCAGTTAAAAAACTAAAAAGTGTTCAATTTATATTAGTCCAACCAAATGAAATATTACAAGATCCTGATTTAGACTATTGTTCAGATGACTTATATAAAAATATGAATATGGTTAGTGAATGGCGTCATAAGTTATTTATTCAGCTAATTGGAAAAAAAGTAATTGATTATCCTATTGTTGATTGGAACCAATTTCCCGCTAAATTAATTGGTAATCAGTCTTATGTTGTAAATGCATCGTATACACCATTTTTAAATGCGATCTATATTCCTCTTGGATATATGCAAGAGCCATTTATAGACTTGAATGAAAGAGGTATTGAATACAATTTGGCTAATATTGGTTTTACAATAGCTCATGAATTGTCACATTCTTTGGATAAGATGGGTAGTAAATATAATATAGAAGGTAATTTAGATAATTGGTGGACAGAAGAAGATACTAAACATTACAAGAGTATTCAAAATGATATTATAAATCAATATGAGGAATTTGCTAAGCGTGATGGTATTAAATTTGACGCATTTTTAAGTATTGGTGAAGATATTGCGGACATATCAGGATTAGCAATTTGCGAAGAATATTTAAGAGGCTATCAAGAAAATAATAATATGCTAGCACCAAATAAGGCTAATTCATTTGACCAGTTTTATACATATTATTGTATATTTATGCGCCAAATTATACCAAAAAAAGCACTTATGGCGCAATTAAATACAAATCCACACCCACTTGACGTATACAGATGTAATGTTCCTTTGTCGCGTTCTCAAATTTTTAGGGCTCTTTATAATGTTAAAAAGGGTGATGCTATGTGGTGGCATAATACAAATACTGTTTGGTAAGTATTTTATATAACCTTTGGTAAAAATATATAACCTTTTTATAACCTTTACAAAATATTATATAAATTATTTTATACAATATTTATTTTCCAACTTGCCGGAATCGAACCAGCGACATTTTGATTACTTTTTTCCCAATAAAATAGGGTAACATCTACAGTCAAATGCTCTGCCAACTGAGCTAAAGTTGGATTATTTTTATATGCTGTTAGGGTTTGATTTTTAAATTAGAAGTAAAAAAATATTATTGCTGTATCCTAACATATTAGTATTTGATTTGTCTTTAAGTTGTTTTATAATATATATTATTATTTGTATTATTTGTATTTATTGTGATACTGGCGGCACTAATTTTGTATTTGATGTGAAACAAGCACTGCCTACACTTGTAACACTGGTGCCTCCAGTTAAAATACCAGTACCAGTTTGAACAGCATATGGAAATGGTTTTTGGTCTGGTCTTTGATCAATACATTTACGCTGAATATGTAGTGTATGTTGACTTGAATCTTGTGGTTGCTTAATTGTCTTTGTATAAGCCGCATTAGACTGCATTAAATTCATCTTATAGCCACGAGCAGGAGTTGTTTGACATAATGTTGAACCACATGATACTCTATGGTCTACATATTTCTCTTGATCATTTACATCAACAACACAATCAGCTGCTGCGCTTAACTGTTGAATATATAGACCTTGACTTGCACTATCTGTTTGGTTACCTGTATAATTTGGTTGGACCCAATTGTTAGGATATTGTCCTGAATATGCCCATCTAAAACGCTTCTTCAACATACCTTTTGTAGAAAGCACCGATGGTTTAATAAATTCCCATTGGTTTCCTGCTACAGTTATAATTCCGTCACCGGCATTAAGAACAGGCTCAGCTCTAAAATAGCGACCTTGGGTTCCACCATTTCCAATTGCATGAATACCTCGATAGCGTGTACCTTGCTGACTAAACTTCATATCTTTTCCTACGGATATAGATCTATGAGAGCCTTGAAGTGAGAAACCAGATGGACCATAATGATTGATTGCATCTGAATACATTACTGATGTTAGTGATGTAGGTAGACCATAGGGACCCTGGGTAACCCAGTAACCACCTGGAGGCTTACCTGATCTTTTTGTTGCTGATGACATATAATTTGTTGTTTTTTTCTTTAAAGTGGCAATTGACATATATGATAAACAAAGATAATTATATCAGTAATAATATTTTTTCATTTAAACATCGTTTCAGAAACCAGTATATTTTTGTATAACAAATTGGTTTTAAAATATTATCTATTTTATCTTGATTAGCCTTAGTTTTTATATCTGTATTATCTAATTCTAAGTTTTCACCTAATAAGATATATATAACTAGTGTGGCTAAACTATAATAACCTTCTTTAAAAGAGACTTTTGTTGGTAAAAAAGTGATTTGTTTTATAGATGAACTAACAAAATATGGTTTTTCAAAAGGCTCTAAAAATAAGATTGTTTTATCATGTTCTATATGAAGCATTGTATTTGGATTGATATTAATAAATATGATTTCATCTATAACTAATATGTCATCTATATTGTAACCATAATGAGCATAATTATTTGCTTCTAGATATTTTATTTGTCGTGTCATTGTGTCAATCAATCGAATACTTATTGCTTCTGTTACAACTTTGGTATCTAAATAATTTTCTAATGTGTCTACTATTGTTGCTGTGAAATTTATTGAATTATCTTCAACATTATAAATAACATTTGTTAGTATATTTGTTTTTAATAAAGAAAAATAAAGCAATTTACTTTTAATATTATTGCTATCTTTAATATACAAGTTATAAACAAATTTGCTTATTTTAAATAATTTGTATAAGTAAGTTTCTTTGATTAACATAATTATTATAGTAAATAATAGATTGTATTTAATAGATTGTATTTAATATTGTTTGTTTCTTTCAAGTTTTACTCCATTTATTAATAGATACTTTCCAAAACCATGGATTATTATAAACTACTTTAATATTCTGACCTGATATTAGTCTTTCCTTAATATTTACAGCATTTTCATGTGTATACCAATTATGGAAATGAATAAATACTCGCTTGTATTGCTCACCTTTCTGATTTTTACGCTCAATAATATCAATACATTTTATATTTCCTAGTTTTAATTTATCAAAAATGTCACGAACATATTTATGAGTTATATTTTCTAAAATGCGTGGAATGCATAGACTTGGATTTGTGTCATTTGTAGTCATTAATAATATATTTGATTATTGTTTTAATTTTCTGACTTATTTGCTTCAATTTTTTTATTATTGTTATTTTAAGATTTATTTATTTGTTTTTATTTTAAGATGTAGATATAAGATTTAGTTTTATAATAATAAAAAATTGAAAAATTAGATTTACTTTTGTTAGTTGTATAAAGATTTTAGTTTCAATTTGTAATAATTTTGTAATAATTTAAAAAAAAATGGAGTTTTTAAATGGTAATGAAAATGGCAATGAAAATGGTAACAATAATGAAAATATTAATGAAAATGGCAATGAAAATGGTAATTTAAATAATTTTGTGCGTTGCTCATTTTGTGGTATTCTTGGTCATGATATTCGCTTTTGTGATAGTCCAGAAATACCAAATATTGAAACTACAATTGTTAATCTATTTGTAGAAAATTATCAAGAATGTTTAATGGCAAGAATGAATGAAGACCTAACTCATTCTATGTTTATTACTAAAATAGTATCACGATTTTTGCTAAGACATATCCGTGTTTTAGCTGTTGCGCTACGTGTAGCGCCTGCGTCAGGATTTAATAAAGCTGAATATGCTTCTAGTATCTATATATTTTTAAAGAATGTAAATAACCTTTTGCTTTTTAGAAATAGAATTAATTTAAATATACCTTATATATTAGGTACAGCAAATAATGAAAATGTACCACCTAATCATGTTGTTCGGAATTTGTTACCCAGTTTTAATTTAGTTGCTAACACTAATACTAATAAAAAATTTAATATTACACCTGTTCTAGATTTTAGTCATACACCTGAAGAATTAGAAAATGAGTGTGAATGTGGTATTTGTCTAGAAAGTAATATCAAGTTACAAAATATGACCAAGCTAAATTGTGAACACTCATTTTGTGGAGATTGTATAACTAGAGTATTACAATCTACACCAACAACTAAACATCCTAATTGTGCTTTATGTCGCGCACATATTACAACTATTGAAATTAATAGCCAAGACAAGTATGATGCAATTTTGGAATATTGTAGAGCTTAATAATTTGATTTTATATTAGATTTAATAATTTGATTTAATAATAGATTTAAAGAGTACTTGTTAGTATAAGTATATTTATAGTATGGCTAATTTTTCTATTTTTAACAATAATGGTAACAATAATAATGTTAATAATGTTTATGCTTTTAATAATTTTATGAATAAATTGATGGTTGATACATGTCATGATAGATTTATGCATTTAAAAATATTTGTTGACCATTTTGATGCTATTTGTGAACCTGATGCTGATGTTGGAAGTCATTTAAAGCAAGCTTATATTAATGCCGCAAATAATCATAATCAGAAGATAATAGATGATCCGCATTTTTTTGATGCTGGATTTGATCTTTTGATGCCTTATGCTCAAAATTTTTCATATACAGATAGAGTAAATAAGGTTGATTTTAAGGTTAAGTGCTGTGCTAAAATTCATCTTTTAAATTTAGCTTCTGAACCAAATACTAGAAGCTATTTTACTGGATTTTATGTACATCCTAGGTCTAGCATATCAAAGACACCTGTACGCTTGGCTAATGCTACTGGAATTATTGATGCTGGATACAGAGGCAATTTGATTGGAATGTTTGACTGTACTAATGATATGTATAGTATTGAAACATATGGTCGATTGCTTCAGATTTGTGCTCCTAGTTTGATGCCTATTTATGTTGAAATTGTAGATAGTCTTGATGATCTTGGACCCAGCACTAGTCGAGGTACTGGAGGTATTGGATCTACTGGAATTTAAAATAATTATATGCGTATAATATAATATAAATTATTATAAAATGAAAGTATCTAATTTTTCTGAAAATAATACTAATTTAGTTCTAGGATTTATATCAATATTATTTGTAATATGGATTTTTTGGTTTGTTATTCCTTCATTATTTATAAACTTATTTAACAATATTTTAGGCAACTTCATTTTGCTAGGTATTGTCATTTTAGTTGGAATGTATAGTCCAATCATCGCAATTGGTCTGGCAACAATATTTATTATATTTTTACGTATTTTTCATATGTATTAATAGATTATATTATTAATGTTATTAATATTATTTATTTGTTGCGTATTTATTTATTATTATAATGTAGTATGTATTATAATAATAAAAACTATCAAATACTTGGATTATATTTATTTATTATATGTATTTTAGTATATATTTTTTTTTATTTTTTCAGAAATAAAGAAGGATTTTCTATTTCTTTTAATAATAATTTTGTACCTTGGCCGAAAGACTTGATACGACGATTTAAAATTTATCAAGCCACTGTAGGCGAAAATAATTATCAATATAATATGTATATTTTACAACAGCAAGCAACTGCTGAAGAAGCTGAAACATTATTACGCACAGGTCATTGGCCATGGTCTGATAAAATCAAGGAACAATATATGGATGCAATTTCTAAAAATGTTTTAATTGAAGTTGATCCTGGTGAAGCATTAGATAATGCCAGAAAAATATACAATGAAAATGCTATTAAAGAAATGTTAGCATTTAATTCTAAGGAAGGCAAATTTCTTATTTACGGGACTGTTGTAACTAATAATGATCCAGACAGTCAAAAATATGGTGTATTTAATGGTAATAAATTAAATCCTACAACTATTCGTTGTTCTGATGATTTACATAGTTCTGTAATGCAGAAAAAAGTATTTAATGGATATAATTTTTGGAATGGCTATAAAAATACTACAACTACTACTTTAAAGAATGAAGATATTCCAGCTGAAGTAGCTGGGTTTAGTTTTGTTAATGAGCCATGTAATCCTTGTGATTATAATTGTCCTTTTAAAATTGATGTTGGTAATGGATCTGGAGACAAGATTACATCTATTTGGGCTGATTTGTGGAATTTAAATTAAATTAAATGTTTTTTGAAATAAGTATTTAAAACCATAATTACATTATAACTATAATAAAATAATGGAGTCTAATTCTACTACACAAATTCCTTCCGCTAATGGTGAGAAAAAGCAGACACGTTTGGTTGATATTCCTGTTACTAATCAAAATGAGGCCTTACAGCTTATTGTTACCTTTTTGAATTTGGCACAAAAGAGAGGTGCTTTTACTTTGGATGAGTCGGCAAAGTTGTGGGAGTGTGTTAAGCACTTTCAGTAAATTCATTTCATTTTATTTTTCATTTCATTTTATTTTTATATGAAATAAAAAACAATTTAATATTATCTTATTTGTAACAATAATATAATAGTTATGTATTTTATTCATCATTTTATACATTTATATTTTTTTACTGAATTTGAAATATTATTTTACATTTACTACATATTGCCATATGAAAAACAACTAGTTTATAATATGTTTTCTAAGGATAAATTATTTAATAGTTTTAATTATGATGATGTTGCAGTTGATAATTTTATTAATAATATGAAATCATATAATTATGATGAGCAATGTAGTTTAGAACATGATCGAATTGACGCAAATCATGATAAGTTGTGGACATATTGTTTTATGTATATTGTTTTTATAAATGTCTTTTTATTTTTACTATTTGTAAAAGATTTTGCTACTTGTTATCGAGATTATGTGCCATTTTCTAGAACAATAAGTTTTAAAAATGGTAATGAAATAAATGACAATGGAATAAATGATATTAAAAATAGTAGTAGAAATTCATTAGCTTCTTTAGGTTCACCATCATTTCGTAGTAAGGCTGAATATAAGAAAACTGACTTTGAGTTTGAAATTGTTGATTTAGAAGTTAATAGAACGAATAATAATAATAATAACAATAATAATAACAATAATATTACTAAAAGCAATAGCAATATACATTTGATTTTAAATAATAATTGGTCATTTTGTTTATATTATTGGAATAAGTCAGAGTTTTTAGCTGCCACTTATAGGACTATTCAGTTTATTATATTAATTGGTATTTTTGAATATTTGTTTTTTTCTATTATTGTTAATAAATATAAGGTTGTCAGTGCTAAACTATTATTATGTAAGCTTTTACAGAGTTAGTTTTTATAATAAAACTATTTATTTTGTTTTATTATAAATTATTTGAAAGGTCTTACCGGGATTTGAACCCAGGTTAACAGATTCAAAGTCTGTGGTGCTAACCGCTACACTATAAGACCATTGAAAAACATTATATTACATATTGTATTTTATTCTATATTTTATTTTATATTGTATTCTATATTTTATACAATATATTTATGCATTGACAGACGCATAATTTATAAATAAATATAATTACAATTTATTGTATTATAATGAAAACTTATTTTTTGGCAAAGTCACTTTTTAAAGAGAAAAAGTTTAATTGCTATAATAGGTTTTTTTATATATTTTTTATAATTTAAATCTTAAAATTGCTGTAATGGATACTTTTTAATAATATTTTAATAATATTTTTTATAATATTTAAACCCCCTTTATTGATGCTGTATCCACATATTAATAGAAGTATTGTCTTTAAGTTATTTATTTTTAATTATTTTTAATTATTATAAATTATTTACTATAATATTCTTATTTTTTAATTCTGCTTCTATTTTATTTGTCTCTTTATAGATTATTTTTATGTATAAAATATATAACAAACCAATAATATATATAGTTGCTGGAATATAAAGCCCTTGAATATGATTTAATTTTCCATAAGTAAACATTAGTACTTGTGCTGTCATTAATAAAAATATCCATATAAATGTTAATTGACTTGTATTTTTTGACATATGGGTATTGTATACTAAAGAAGAAAATGCAATTAATGTTAGTGTAGTAGAAATATATGTCAGTTCTTCATGATGTTTTAACATTTTATAAATTTGTTAATTACTAATATAACTAAGTATTATATTTTATTTTATTTTATTTTGTTTTGTTTTGTTTTGTTTTGTTTTGTTTTGGTTTGGTTGATTTAATTAATATATTTATTAAAACTATTTAAAGATGATTTGCTATTATTAATTGGACCCGGTTAGCTCAGTTGGTAGAGCGCAGGACTTTTAATCCTGTGGTCCGGGGTTCGAGCCCCCGATCGGGTGTCTTGCTTGTGTAGCTCAGTTGGTTAGAGCATCGGTCTTATGAGCCGAAGGTCTCAGGTTCGAACCCTGGCATAAGCATTATATTTTTAATTATATATTTTATAATTAAAAATAATTAAAAACTTTTATTATTATATTTATTTATATTATTAGAAAATGGCTTCTATATCTGATTTCCTTATTTATCCATCATTTTATAGTCTAGTATTTACTGGATTACTTATCCTTGCCATATTTATATTATTTTTTAAAAACTTTCGTAGTATTTTAAATATGGAAAGCAGTAAATTGATATCATTATTGGCTATTGTTGCGGTTGCAATTGGTAATCATGGAATTTTACATGGATTATTTGAAACACGAGGCAAACCTAATTTGGATATGAATACATTTTTTTAACGTTTTTATTTTGTTACTAGTTTATAAGTTACTAGTTTATAAGTTACTAGTTTATAAGTTACTAGTTTATAAGTTACTAGTATAATTATATATTATAATATTTTATATAATATATAAAATATAGATGTTAGGACTAGAACAAAGACAAGGACTTACCAAATTTAAACAATTTATTATTGATAATAACATTGTTGGCACATCTGCTGGTGTTTGTGTTGCTTTAGCAGCTAAAGATGGCATTGAAGCACTAGTTGGAGATATTATTATTCCTATTCTTGTAATGTTATTACACGCATTGCGCATAGATGGATTATCAAAATTTTTACCTGTAAATGGAAGTGCTTCTCTTAATGTAACCGATTTTGTGAAGCAAATGGTAACATTTATTTTGATTATTATTATATCTTTTATTTTTGTTCAGTTTGCGTTTGGATATTTACTTGGTGTAAATACTACTATCAAAGAAGATATTTCTAATTCAAATTCAAATTCTAATTCTACTGATATAGGATTAAATGCGGATGCTGTTAAGACAGCTACTGCATCTGAAACTGATTCTAAATCTGTACCTAAGGTTGGATTTGGTAATTTTTTTGATATTAATGATCCTTTACCAAATTGGTAAAATATAAATAACTATATAAAATAATAAATTGATATAAAGAATATAACAATTTATTATTATAATGACTTCAGAAATGATTTATCAAAATATTGAAGAGTATTTTAGTCAATTTCCTGATGATGTGGAGACTATAGAGGTTTGTTTTAATTCAGATCATCTTCCAGATTTGTCACGATTTTATAAATTAAAAATATTGAGTTGTCATAATAGTAAACTTATGTGTTTGCCTTTACTGCCATCTACTTTAAAAGTATTGTGGTGTGATAATAATCAACTGACAAGTTTGCCTTTGCTACCATCTAACTTAAAAATATTGTTTTGTGATAATAATCAATTGACATGTTTGCCAGATTTACCATCTACTTTGAAACAATTACATTGTAGTAATAATCAACTGACATGTTTGCCTTTGTTGCCATCTACCTTGGAATATTTGATTTGTTATAATAATCCACTTACACATTTGCCTTTACTGCCATCTACTTTGAGAATATTTAAT